CGGGCTCGAGTATTCCATGATCTCCGTGCACAGGTTCGATGACTTGATGATGCCGAGATTCTTCTGGTTGCTCTTCTTGTTGGCAGGGTCCTTATACAGGAGATAGGGCGTGCCAGTCTCCATCTGCGAATCGAGAACCTTGAACCAGAGTTTCTGGGCGGAGACCGTCCTGCGGCCACGTCCCTCCGCCTCGTATTTGGTATAGAGTGCGTCGAACTCGTCCCCGTAGACATCGGCAAGTCCGGGGGCCTCATTCGGGCAGAAGAGGGTCCATTCACCATCTTCCTCCACGCGCTTCATAAAGAGGTCGGGAATCCAGAGGGCATAGAACAGATCGCGTGCACGCTCCTCCTCCGCACCAGAGTTGAGTTTCATCTTGAGGAAATCGTCAATATCGGCGTGCCAGGGCTCCAAATAGATGGCAAAGGAACCATTGCGCCTGCCCCCACCTTGGTCAACGTAGCGTGCAGTGTTATTAAACACTCGCAACATCGGCACCAGTCCATTACTCGAGCCATTGGTCCCCTTGATCAGAGAGCCCCTCGCCCGGATATTGTGGCAGTGTAGACCAATGCCACCGGCGTATTTCGAAATGGCCGCGCAGTCGCCGAGCGTCTTATAGATACCGGCAATGCTATCATCTGACATGGCCATCAGGAAGCATGACGAGAGTTGGGGCCTCGGAGTGCCCGCATTGAAGAGCGTGGGCGTGGCGTGTGTATAGATCTTCTGGGACATGAGATCATAGGTCTCGAATGCCTGCGTCAGATCATCTGTTGTCGTGGAGGCGCCCTTGCACCAGAGCCCGAGCGCCACGCGCATCCACATGTGCTGCGGGCGCTCTAATACGCGCCCCTTCGTGTCCTTCAGAAGATAGGACTTCTCGAGCGTCTTGAATCCGAAATAGTCGAAGTCGTAGTCGCGCTTGTAGTTGATTCGCGCCTCGATGGAGGGGCCAAATGTCGCCGCCACCTGCTCCAGATCTTCCGAAACGTAGCGAATGGGGTCCCCAGTGTGTTTGCACTTCTGGTTGGCGAGCATATTGACGACCTCGGCGAACGTGTATTCGGTGTTTCTGTGGTGATTGCTCACCGTGAGAGAGGAGGCAAGGGCCGCGTAGTCGGGGTGCTGGGTGCTCAGACTCGCTGCGAGTTGTGCGGCGAGTTCGTCGAGATCTGTCGTCTTGACGCCGTCAAAGATCTGGGAAAGGACGCGCTGGGCGAGGGCGTCCGGGTGCACTGCCAGGCCTCGGGAGGCCTTCTGGATTCGCCGGAGGACCTTGTCAAACGAGACCGGCTCCTTCTGGCCATTACGCTTCACTACGTGCATACTACGCTGCATTGCTAAATTGTGTTGACTGAGTCGGGCGCGCCAATGTCAATTTTATTGGCTGGGATTTTGAAGGGTTCGAATTATTTCTCATAGTATAATATAAATGAAACGCACCTGCCGGAATCGCGCGCCTTCTAAGAAAAGCACTAAGCGTAGGAGAGGGCCTCGTAAGCAGGTGTCTCGTCAGCAGGGTGGTCACTACGCTAATGAAATGGCCCGTGGCCCTGCTACCAATGCCGAAAGAGCAATGTGGGCCAAAGAACACGCTGAGCGCGCGGCCGAATACAAAAGGGGAAAGGAACAGTACGAGGCTCTACAACAGAATCTCCCGAAAAAGGGTCGGACACAGGGCCAAAGATGTAGTAGTATGGCCGGTTGGGATGATTGTAAAAACCCCCTAAAGTGTAAGAGTGTTTGGGAGCCCTATTTGGAGCCCTATGGTTCATTCGAAAATCAGTGTAGTCCCTAAAATATTATCTAACTAGAGTAGAGCAATGCTCTACACAAAGGTCCCCGAAGCAGCCCTTCACCAAATCCCTATAAACTCTATACACCCCAAGTCATACCCGATTTAGAAAGACTTCTTACTCCAGAACAATACACTGACTGTATTGTATATTTCAACCCCCTTTCGCGATTCTTCATGTATCTGTTATTTTGACCACAAGATTGCGGACAGTAATAGCACCTTCCTTAACGTGTTGCGGTTCGGCGTAGTGCCGCTCCTTCAGAATTAAAATACAAGTTCATCTATCAACACGAAGGTCGCAAATTGTCAAAATATAAGCCATTCTACACTCAACATGAAGACGTATGCGACAAAGAAATACTTCAAACGCAATTCATCCCTTTTATCAGGGGTTGTCTAATCGATCCCAAGTACAGAGCCCAATTACAAGCCCTTCCTTACCATCAACTTATGATGGTGGCGGGCGGCCTTGATGGCATGGACTTGGAATACGGGTTCTATTTAATCAATACCGTGAAGTGCCAAAGTTAAGTACTCCCCTTTCAGAGGGGGAGTACTTAACTTTATAGCACTTTCACAGCGCTGGCCGTGCGAAGTTGTACCCCTTTAGGGGTACCTAACTTCGGTACAAGCCGGTAAATTTGAACCTTTGTTCATTAGACCAATGAATATTTGAAACGGGCACTTTTAGAAATTTTTGCTACCGAATTCTTTTCCCGGAGTGCCGGTTTGAAATGTTCGGCGGTCTAATACAATTTATTCAACTTATATTTTGTAGTTTTACATAATATAAATTATAAAATACCTCAAATTTTTCAGATCAAACAACTACGCCTTCGGTGTCACCCTTGTAGGTTCGGCACTGGCAAATCTCGGGGTTTTACACCCGCGCCGATTTTAATAGGGCGGGTAAGTTTCCGGTGCGTGATGAAAATGATGCCTAATTAACAATAATTCGCCAGCGAATTATTGTTAAAAACGCTCATTTAAAATCCGCACCGGTCTAAATCTCATATTGAAAATACCGAACTGCCGGTTTGAAATGCCCAGAGGTCTAAAGAAATCTGATAAAGATGGTTTAATACGTAATTATAAGACATTTTGTATGCCTACAATAGGTTTATTTGATAGAGCACTTAGAGGTAAAGAATATGGTAGGAGTGATTGGTGTGGACGGTTTGAAGGTGTAGTTGAAAGATATAAAAATACCCCAGGCGATTTCTTAAAACAGGTGCAAGGGCCCAGTCCGGAGGAGCAGGCTAGTGCGGCAAGAGCAGAAGAGGCATGGAGGAGGCAGCAACAGCAAGCGCTGACCCGGCGTTTTGCAGGCGAAATGCCGTAATACCGCCTTACTAATATAGATTTATATGGTCATAGTAATACTGCAACTTTTGCCGGAAATGGTGCGTGAAATGCATCAAAATGAAGATAAAGACAACCGCACCCTTCAATTCCTTGAGTTGTAGATGGTCGAATCCGGAAATATTGTCGAGAGGAAATGGTATCAGTTCGACCAGATTACGCACGATATATACTACGACACCGAGAACCCACATGAGAAACATGAGTTCAAGTGTGATTTGCAATATGGACTTGCGCTTTTCCGTCTCTTCATCAAATTTGCCGTATAGAGCATCGATGGATTTTGCCATAAGTATGCCAAGGGCAAAGTATATAACTGTAAGAAAGCCGATATCAACTAGTTTTATAGAGCGAACCAAGAGGCCTTTCATGGTCATCTACAATTCGGGCCGATAAAATTGACGCCAGGCTGCGACACATTTCGTATACACTCATCAACGAATGGCATCGAAGCGTATTCTAAAGGAACTGTCCGACCTCCGCAAAGATCCTCCGGCAAATTGCAGCGCCGGTCCCATCGAGGAAAATGACATTTACAAATGGGAGGGCGCCATCTTTGGGCCGGCAGATTCCCCTTATACCGGTGGCGTCTTTCGTCTGACGATCGAATTTCCAGTAGACTATCCATTCAAACCTCCGCGCATGATGTTCACGACGAAGATTTATCACCCGAATATTAATGCGTCGGGATTTATCTGCCTCGACATTCTCAAGACCGCGTGGTCTCCCGCTCTGACAATTTCGAAGGCCTTGCTGTCAATCTTATCGATGTTGACGGATCCGAATCCGAGTGATCCCCTCATGCCTGATATTGCCAAGCAGTATACGGAGAATCGGGCGGCGTATGAAGAGATGGCCAGACAGTGGACGGAGGCCTATGCGATGAGTGAATAATCAGGTGTTATACTATAGTCATCCAATCAAGTCCAATCAATCAAAAAATTGAAAACCGCTATCGGCTCGTTTTTTGACATACCATGTCAACGAACGAGACTTTCGATCTTTCCGACTTTGTGCTATACCAGGATAACGAGAAGGATAAACACTGTCTGCAACACGCCATTGATGGCGTGAATATGGCCGCCAGCGACTATCCAGACGCCTGGAACTTTGTAGCCGGAGAGGGACTCATTCAGGCTAATCATGACGTTGGCCTAATGGGTAAAGAGATTCACCCAATTGCCAAAGTAGTATTTGCTCAAATGGAACAGGATGGGCACAGTGGGGCCACTGCGAGTTACACGATTCACTGGATTACAAAGTTAGCAAAGGATCGATTCCAGGCTAATCAGTCACATAATATGGCAATTGACGAATAATGAGTGCGAGCACCCTTTGCAAAGATTGCTTATACTCTTCCACATTTTTCAATCGCTCTTTCTCGAGATCATAACTGCTCGGCTTTCCTGTGATGAGCCCGTATATATATTGCCCCATAGTCCTTTTTACACTCGTCATAGTATCAACACGATCCATCCTCTTCAAGAGGCCCTCGATCTCAGCCTTCCTTTTAAGCAATAGTTCGCGCTCTTTTTCTCTCGCCGATGCCTTGGAAATATTGTATCTGAGTTTCTTATCTTCGAGTTCCTTGTGCAGGTTATAGAATCTAGAATTATCGGAAGGGCTTTGCCAGTCCCCCATAGGATCCCTCTTGATTCGCTCATCTTCTTCTAGACGCATATCGAATTCTTCATAGACCATGTTCCGATTCAATACAGTGACGACGTCGTCCATTATATTGTATTGTATTGTGTGGAAGTATTTAGACCGTGTCGTAATTAGCGAAATCTTATACTGATATAATAGATATGGCGCCGATGGATCCCTTTGCATATATAGCCCTTACAACGGTCGTGCTTGGGTCGCTTTTCCTAATGGTTCCGTCACTGCGCGAATCTGTTCTTAACTGCAGAGAGGGTTTTTCCGATGTAGGGTATCCGACTACACAACTGTGCGAAATGCCCCTGACGACACCGGAACCCAGAGAATACGGTCCGGCCGACGCCTCAATAAAGAGCCCTAAAGTGCCCTATCATCTCTTAGGCGATTATATGAAACCTGCCAAAGAAAGGGTTGCAAATCTGACATCAGAATGCGCCTATATCGCTGATGGCCAGCGCTACATAGAGAAGACCGGGTTCTATGGCCAGGTTACCAATAATTATAGACACAAGAATCCAGATAACGGCACTACATGGTTACATGAACTGTCCGTATCTTTTTACAGTTAGATGCCTTAGTGCCTCTGGTGCCTTGTGCGCTTTTGGCGCCTTTGGCGCTTTTGGCGCCTTGTGTGCCTTGTGTGCCTTTGGCGCCTACCACCTACAACAGAAAGCGGCTGACCATATGCTGCTGCAGTTGATAGTATGCGTGGAGTGATTA